GCCATTAATCAGGGGTATATCCCTTCCGATGCCTACCCCTTCCGGAAGTACAAGATAAAGCAAGAGAAAGGGCGGAAGGAATTCCTGACTCCGGATGAGTTGAAGAGGCTGGAGAACCTTGATGTGGACAAGAAGCTCCGCCATGTACTCGATGCCTTCCTGTTCTGCTGCTATACCGGACTGCGCTTCTCAGACTTTTGCCAGCTATCTCCGGCTAACTTTATCAAGGTAAACGGTAAGCGTTGGTTACACTTTACGTCTGTTAAGACGGGAGTAGAACTTCGGCTTCCGTTACATCTTCTGTTTGAAGGTAAGGCATTGGCTGTATTGGAACGTTACGATATAGTTACTGATTTTGCCAAAATCGGACCCAATTCAGAGGCCAATAAGTATCTTGCCCAATTAGCTACCCTTGCCAGGATACGGAAGCACATAACCTATCATACAGCCCGTCATACTTGTGCGACCCTGCTTGTGCATCAGGGCGTTCCGATTACCACCATCCAAAAGCTACTTGGTCATACTTCTGTCAGAACTACGGAGGTGTATTCAGAGGTTCTTTCTAATACGATTATTCGGGATTTGAAGGCTGTAAAAAGGAAGAAAAACACACCTGATTTTAGACGCCCGGTAGAATGTGGGTAGAATGTATGGAATCTACTAATATTCTACCCAAGATAACAAGTTGAAATCAACAAATATTTTATCAAGAAGCTATTCTTTGGTATATTGATAGTACAAACTGCGGAATAAAGTTTTACTTTTAATTACCTATATTGATGAGAAAGGATATACAAATAAATACAGCCACAAATGATATGGTTCTACAAAGCAAAGGTGCGGCAAAGAAATATTCATTTAAATGGCTTGAAGAAAAAAACCAATATTTAACGGCTCAAATAACTATACCATCCAGTTTTAATACTAATCTTTTATATACCGTTGGGGTAAAGGTTGAAATACCTTACACACCAGTATATAAACCTATAAGGATATGTATTGTAAAAGATTTTAGTGGAGGAAACGAACGTGTAATTGTTAATCCTACAAACAATTCAGAATGGTTTGAAGTGCATACGAAATTATTTGGTTTTAAGGATTTGAATTTATGCGCTTCTCAGTTTATAATTATAAGTCAAGATAATTATTGTATTCAACTAAATGAAGGTATAGCATATTTGTGGGCCAGTGGAATTTCTGATATGGCTAATATTAATGCCAATATTCAAAATAGAAACTTATTATTACAGTGTGTTCCTTCTAATAATTATAGATACCCGACATCTGGTGTGGGATTGATTAAATACCTTCATGCTAATTTAGCCCACTCAGGCTTAGCAGAAAAATTGCAAACAGAGTTCAAAAATGATAAGGTTAATGTCATCAACGCCGCCTTTAATTCCTACTCAGGAGATCTGGAGTTAGATTTAGATTTTTCAGAAGCAGATGCAGATATATAAAGTAAAAAATAATCAAAATATATTCGATGTTGCTTTAAACATATATGGTTCCATTGAAGGGGTTTTTAATTTATTAGCTAATAACCCTGAACTATCCTTTTCTTCGATATTAAAAGAAGATGACGAATTATATTGGGATGAAGGTTCTGCTATATATGATCATATAGTAAATACTATGAAAGCAGAACATATTATCCCTGTTAATGGAGAAAGACATGTGTACTTTAAAGAGACAAGCGCTACACTAAGGTGCGTTATCTGTGTATCCCCAGATTCCCCTTCAATAACTTTGTTAGTATCAGGAGATGGAAGTATGGTTGTAGATTGGGGTGATAATAGCGATTTGGAAAACATATTATTAGAGCCAACTGACAAAGCATACACACACTTCTTTGATAATGTTGTTGAAAAAAGAGAGATTAGATTGTATGGTGACTTTAACTTAAAAACTTGGAATATGTCTACAATCAATGGGCTTATTATGCCTACTACACCATTAGTTGTAGATGAAATTATTTCAGAAAAGAACAATATATCCTTACAAGGGCTATTTTTATTTAAAGGCACATATTTAGTAAAACTGTCTAATATGAGCATATCCAGTCTTTTATCTATACAAGATATGAGTTTGGAAGTTTTAGAGTTGAAAAACATAGACTATTATAATCAATCGGTTATTAATGATTACCTAATATATATTGCAACTCACAATAACCAAAGAAGAAATTGTAAAGTTATATTGGATATACAGCCCTCTGGAGAATACAAAGAACCCATAAGGGATGATGGGGGGAATTATATAATAACAACCGGAATGGAAGCTATATACGTGATCACTCATGAACCCGCATGGAATGAATCAGGTTCATGGCTTTTTAATATAAACGGAACTATTTATCAATATGAAAATTCAGATATAGCATGAGTCGCACATTAACAGAAATATACAACGAAGCTGTAGAAACAAGAAATAAATATTTAGAGTTAACAGAGTTGACCAATGATTCAAAGATGTCAATTATTAACTCTTTTACTTGGGTTACAGCTGCTGCTATTTATTCATTTGAAACATTGTTGGATATTTTTACAATAGATATTGCAAAAATTTTTACCCAACGAATTAATGGTACCCCAATGTATTATGCCAATGCTATGTTAAAATGGCAATACGGTGATGATTTGGTTGTTAATGATGAAGGTACAGCATTTCATTATGCAACTGAAGACATTGCAAAAAGAATCATTACTCATGTGTCTTATCAAGAATATTATAGTGAAGAATTTAAAGACAATATTTTAATATTGAAAGTTGCTACTGGGGAGGGTAGCTCGTTGTCCAGATTGTCAGGGGAAGAATTGGTCGCTGCTCGTGCCTACCTTAACCAAATCAAATTTGCTGGTGTAAAATGCAATGTAATAAGCCGCAAAGGCGATGTACTGGTCCCAAGACTTACCGTATATTATGACGGAGCAATTACCAAAGAGGAACTTTATGATAACATAGATGATGCACTTGTAAAGTTCATTGAGAATATGAAATTTGATTCTTTGGTTTATTCACAAAAGGTCATAGATGCCATCCAGCAAGTAGAACACGTTACAGACGTTTACATAGATAAAGAAGCCAGTGTAGAGCAGGGGGTATTTGTTGCTCAATACAACGATAATGACGAACTTGGCTTATTAACCAAAATAGACAGAAAATGCTATTTGTCCAGCGGATATGCTAAGCAAAGTACAAAACAAGGTGCAGAAAGTAACTTGCCGACATTTCGGGAAGCGGTTGTGATAAAATTAGAAACAGAATGAGAAGTTATCGTATCAATATGGATCGTTTGGTCAACCAATTGGTCCCTCATTATTTGGGCGGTCGTAAATTAATATTATTTCTTCAGTCTATCTTGCAGCCGTTGAATTCATTGAATATAGGGTGGGTGACATGGGCTGATGAAAAACGCATAGAAGCAGCAATGACCTCTCAGGTCATTATGATGGAATATTTTTTAAACCGCAAATTTGGTAAATATTTTTTAAATACTTCTGAACGCATTGTTATTTCAGATGGTGTTGTGAACGGGGTTCCGATATATTGGGAAGCTTCCAATGAAGATATGAATCAGTTCCCTTTATACAAAGAAGGTGAATCTGAGATTGAAGGACACCCATCAGTCCCATTACGCTGGAAAGATGAAAAAACACCAACTGGTGATGTAAGCTTTGTAGTGAGTTGTCCAACTATAAATACCAAGATAGTTTCACAAGAAGAGTTTACAGCAATGATTTCTTTTTATATAGATCGTTATCGTATTGCAGGAAAAAAATTTAAAGTATTGTATATTTAATATGAAAGAGTTTACTTCACAAACAGGCGGGCGTTATACTTATATTGACGACATTATGAACCTGCAAGACCTTGCGCTGGCATTCGCCGGTATATTTGACGGATGCGATAATTTTATTATTAGCGGGTGTCAAGTCTCTGGTACAAATATCAGTGCAGGGTATGTGTATATAAATGGGAAAATACGTTATTTTACAGGAACATCGGGAGCTTCAAAATGGCCAATGTATTTGTATGAAAACAATTCTGTGGAAAGAGTGTCATACGCTGATTCCGGTGATAAGATCGGACGTAATGTGTATGGATGCGCAATATCTGCGAATATTCCAGTATCCAATGATACATTGACTAAGATGCCGCCACAGTTTATTAGTATTGCGTCTGATGGAAGCGCACTTCGTTTAAAGGAAGCGCTATTTGGAAAATATGCTTTGATGATAGATTCTCCATACCCATCACAAACCGTAAAAAAAGATATTGTTATAGATGGAGACGCAACATTTAACAAGGAACTGTTTGTTAAAAGAGGAGTAAATTTAGTGGCCGGAACTTCTAAGGCCAGCGTTTTTTATAGTAGCTCTGGCGCACTAAATATCCAATCTCAATTAAATGAGAAAACTGTCTATAAAGTTACGATTACAGAAAAAGGAGCTGTTCAATTCCATGTTAACAATAACTTACTGGCTTCGCTTGACTCTAATGGGATGGTGTTAAGGGTGGCATTGTCTTCCGATATTATAAAAGGGGGAAATGTAACTGTTACTAATAGTCATATATATAATTCATCCGTAGCGACCGATAAAGGGACCTTAAATATCAATATGTTAGGGTATAATGGCAGTTCTTCTTATTACCGTGATACCATAATCGGTGATGGAAAGGGGGGTGCGGTACTTAGTATTGTTGGCAAAAGCAAAGAATGTACATTTAATGGTTCGGTAATAATATCAAGCGTTGCCGCTTCTCTTTTAAGTTTGAAACATTCTACTCTTTCAAAAACAGATAATGAATTGGTTAGTTATCTTAATTGGGCAGATAAAAATTCGGAACAAATTGCTTATATAGGCTACTCGAATACAGAAGACAAGAATCTGCATTTCAAAAATAATATTGGTGATTTAGTTCTCAATAATGATGTGCATGTGATTGGTAAATTATTTGTAAATGGTGTCGATTTGTTAGCTAAAACAATAGATTACCCCAAAGATAGCGGCTGGATCCCTATAAAAGTTCAGAATTGTGGAATTACGACTCAAGTATATGTCCGCCAAATAGGAAAAATCGTGTCCATCCAAGGAGAATTGCACACTCATCATAATGGTGTGATTTTTACATTACCTAACAATATTGATCCTCCAAAGTACAAAATAGGTTATTCTCATAATAAGGGACATGGCTCCTGGCATTGTGTGATTTCAGGCGGACAGCGCAACTGTGTGGTAGACTATTGTAATAACGGATGCGCAGAATACATTGGATTTTTAATGACATATATTATTTAGATTATGAAAATTATTAATGTAAGCGTTGACATTGAAAGTCAACGCCAAAATGCTCAGTTAGCATTGTTTCAAAAAACAATACAGGATGAAAGCAACACGACAAAGCAAGAAGAGCAAGTCATCAAAAAAAGAGGGCGGAAAGCCAAAAGGGTATAGTTTAAAAAAGTTTGATGAGACCCGAATAGGTTTTTTAATGAAGCATGAAGCTCCAATAGAGTACAAATTGTTAATGGATGTGTGTGAATTTCTAAAGTATAACAAACCGCCTCCTGAGCTAATAGAGCATATTGGATACGCTTCCCAAGATACATTCTTTCGGAAAACAAAATACTGGAGGTGTCTGAAAGATTATAGAAAATATGGTCTAAGACCACCGTATGCAGTTGTTACAAATAAAAATAAATTTTCATGTAAGGTAGTTATTAATACAATAGCAAATGAAATTTATATAAATGAAAAAGGTATAGTAGAAGAAAAGGATACAGAAAATGATATAAATTCATTTAAAAATATGAGTTATATTTTACTTGATGATAATTACGAAAATAAATTAGAAAGAATAGTAACGAAAACTTTTGATAAAGATACATTTGTTGTTTCAACACCAGTTTTAAATGGTGGGTCATTAGTTGGTATAAAAAGTATTGAAAAAACAAGTTTAGATGATAATTTAAATTATGCTAGTAAATTATTAAAGAACTTAAACAAAGGAAATATAAATAATTTATTTAGGGAAAGCTATGATAAAGATTCTATAGTTGTTGATGAACAGCAAATAGATAGAGGCTATATAAGTGTAATTGGTACGCATTATGGTAAAGTTACATTAGCACCAGCTATAGCTAAGATGTTATGTGATACTATTAGCAGTAGTTTAAATTGCAAATTGAAAAAGAATTTCATTGATAAACGTCGTGAATTTTATAGATTTAGAGAAATGAATAGCAATGAAATTAACGAAGTAATTAAATTAGATAAAAGATATGGAAAGATTATATGCATGTGCAATAATGTATCTGAAGGAGAAATAGTTGATTCTATTAGAAGACCTTTAGGTGCAAGAACTGTTAAAGGAGTTAAAAGAAGAACAGGTGCTGGATTTGGAAATTGCCATGGTTCATATTGTAATGAAAGAATAATACAAATCTTAGCCAGAGAATTAGATAAAAAGATTACAGATATAGTTGATGACTCAAAAAATTCTAATATAATTTCTGGTAGAATAAAGGAATTTAAAGAAATATAGTAGGAGTATATTATGGGGAAAAAAGATATATTTACATCAGTAGTAAGGGTAAAAGGTAGTGACAGGTTTAAGGTTATTCCTGTTAAAAGTAGTGCTGAGGTAGAAAGAGAGCTATGGATTGAAATGTCAAAAGTTGTTAGTAGATTATATGTAAGTATTCCTATAAAAATGGGAAGTATTATATGT